ACACCAATAAGGTTGTTCGTGGCACAGAGTTTGAAACTGAATTTGATGCCATATCGACTGCGATAGCGACTAAAGCTGATACGGCAAGTCCCACTTTTACCGGCACAGTCACCATCCCCACTGTTGATATTAACGCAGGGGCTATTGATGGCACGGCAATAGGCGCTTCTTCAGCAGCCGCCGGTACTTTTACAAACCTAACCGCTAGTGGCACTGTCAATTTTAATGGCGCAACCATCAGCAATCTTGGGACGATTACGACTGCCAACCTAGATGGCGGCACAATAGATAACGCTGTTATTGGTGGTTCTACTGCTGCGGCAGGATCGTTTACAACTTTGGCGGCATCATCATCATTGACGGTGGGTGGTGCGGCAGTATTAACAACTGTGACGTTTTCCAATCTGGATGCTGGTGCGGTCACCACTTCTGGAGAAACCTTTACAGATAGCGATACCCAGATACCAACGAACGCCGCTGTTAAAGCACACGTTGCGGCTGTTACACCCACCTTGTCAGTTACTGAATCGTCGGTAACTGCACACCAAGCAGCTTTAGCTATTGCGGCCACTCAAC